CTCTGTCATCGCCCTGAGCCTTCCCGTATCTGCTTGCAACATAGACATGTATTGTCTAATCGAACCGGGTAAAGAATCAATACAGAGTACCTCAGACAAAGTCTTGTCCATGAGTATCTTGCCCATTGTTGGCAATGCAAGCAAAGCGCCTCGATACCACTTGATGTATGTCTGGGGCACTAGTATGTCACTGAGATCTGATGCTGCACGAACCGAAGAAAATAGACACTCCGCAATATACCTGTCATTACGTCCGCGCTGCATATTAAACGCGCTGATGCTGCATATTTTCTTGAGTGTCGTGTCCCCCCTCTTTCCACGAATATAGTGGGAGCGTAGCATTGTAGCCCTTACCTTTGACAGGGCACTCTGAGCCATTTTCACTACATGTCCATGATCTAGAAAGTGATCCCGGATTAATACAAAGAGTGCCTTCAACATAGTAGTATCATAATTGACCAATTTCACCACTGCATTTATATCATCACTGTAAGACAGAACTCTTAGAAGCATTACGCCATGATCTATCCTTAACAGCTTGGTTGTCATAAGTGTGTCTAATGTCCAGAAAGGATTACCCCAACCCTCTATACCACCTTTTTGTCCTCGACTCCTATACGCACCATTTAGAAATTTGAGTGGGATGAATAACATTAGATTATTGAACATCCTTGGAAAATATTGAAAATTCTTAATTCCGCAGACATCTCCTACAAACTCAGCCAGAGGGCCTGTATTTTCATCCTGCATACCTTGATTATGTCCCTCAATATCCAAGAGTAGATTGTACACATCATCTTCTAAGCACATTTGTGCTACTTCATGTATTTTTGTCTTCTTTTCCTCTTCGCTCAAGGTCATGAGCTCTCCATCATAATAACTTAGCATCAACATTATTACCTCCATAGCCTGTGAATTGAGATGTTTTATTCTCAGTACAGCTTGTGCGAATATCCTCAGTTCGAATTTTTGCTCATTATTTTTGCCAGTGCCTTTACTATAAGGTCCCCCTATATTTTCGGTAGCATCTGCACTTGATATGGAGCACACTGTATCATAGGCCTCTGCAAATTCTGTATAATCTAGAGCTGGTAACTTATAGTCTTCTTGAGAACATATCAATTTCAGCTCCATATCCGAATCACCATTATCAAATCTGACGGTATCCTTGCAAGCGGCTTTTTGCCTCGCATACTCCAGCGGATCTTCTATTGTCGTTACTTTGATACCGCATCCAAATTTGACATCGTCCCAAAATGATAATGGATATTGCATTATGTTTGTGAGTCGATGAGCTTCATATTCTACACGTAGCTGATTGATCTTTGTTAATGGACTTATCATTGGAGGTAAAGATGAGTGCTTTTTGTCGTAGCCAATCACCCATTCTTGCTTAGCCAGCGATACTTTCCTCGTGACGGCGCTTGGTTTCACTGGACGTTCAGTGTGGACCCGTTTCAGAAACTTCTCTATACCTGGCTTCTCGGGTGCGTCCGAATAAAAATACATCTTATGGACTGCTGATATTGCGAGATAATCTGTATCGGAATAACCAATAAGGATACTCAAGAATTGTCGAATAGGTGCGGGTGTCCCGACACGTATATAACTGTCTACTGCAAATATGTACAAACCAACCTCACAGGACTCCATCTCTCTTGTCTTGATTACACCCATCTTCACCAAGTCTGCAGTCAGAGACATGACAGTGTCTATGATCGGGAATGGATTGATTAATGAAAGTCTTCTTACATCAGAGATTTGTAGTACGTATGCTTCAAAAGTTTTCATGAAGTTGACCATGGCATTATAATCTTTGGATCTTGAGAACCAGTCTTCAATCTTTGTTATCATCGGTCTGTAGATTATTAAGTCGTCAAATCTGCTAGCGATATCCAAATTGTGGCTAATTTCGGCTATACTGAGTACGTGGCATAAATGCTCAAAATCAGTTATGTGTACTATCTTTGTTCTTGCAACATAT